GTAGTTGTACTATCTGATAACCAGAATGACACTGTTGAATTTTTCGAAACTACAGGCGGGCCGTATTATACTGAAATAGTTGTAGACACTGGAGTAATAGCCGATTTTTCCAACCCTACACTATCTTATACACTTGATAATCCAAATGCGTATAGTACAGCCGCAAATGATAACTTTGGTGATGTAGTAGCAATAAATGATACTTATGCTGCTATTGGTGTTCCTTTAGAAGACGATGCAAGCGGCACTAGTTCAGGTAAAGTATATGTCTTTAACTTGTCAGATGGATCATTAACTTATACCTTAAATAATCCAAGTGAGTACAGCACTGGTGCAGATGACTACTTTGGTCATTCAATAGCAATGTCTGATACTCATATTATTGTTGGTGCTCCGTACGAAGATCGTGCTGGAACACAGTCTGGTTCAATATATATCTTTGATTTATCTGACGGTTCACTGACTTATACAATAACTAATCCGGATCCCGTCGGCGAAGGTACAGGTGACTACTTCGGTTGGTCAGTTGCAATATCTGGTAACTATGCTATTGCCGGTGCTCCTTATTATGATGAGACTGGAACTATAACACAATCAGGTAGAGCATATATCTTTAACATGTCAACTGGATTACTAGAGTATACACTTGATAATCCAAATGCGTATTATACCGCCACAGGTGATTACTTTGGCATTTCAGTGGCAATTTCAGATACCCGTGCTATTGTCGGTGCTCACCAGGAAGACAACGCAGTCGCAACTAACGTAGGGAAAGCCTATATTTTTGATATGTCAACTGGATTACTAGAGTATACACTTGATAATCCAACAAATACAGCAGTAAGTTTATTTGGCGAAAACGTAGCAATCACAGATAACTACGCTGTTGTTACTGCATCAAGAGAAGAATCTACAACTGGACAACAGACTTCAGGAAGAGTCTACATTTATAATTTATCTGACGGATCGTTGCGTCATACACTGTATAACCCAGAAGACCCAACTGGCGATGAGCATTTTGGACATTCGTTAGATGTATCTAGTACTCATGTTATTATCGGTGCTCACCGCAGTGGAAGTTCACAATCGGGTGCAGCATATATATTTGACATAAGTGATGGTTCACTTGTATCTAAATTAGATAATCCAAATGCATATGACACAATTGTTAGTGATGAATTTGGTATTTCAGTAGCAATTTACGGTGCCAATGCTATCGTTGGTGCTCATCAAGAAGACGAAGAGTTTGATAGTAATTCAGGTAAAGCATATATGTTCCAAGGATATCTGCCTGCTACAGAAGCAACTATGCTAAGTAGAGCATATCTTGACACATCAGATGCTAATGTTGAATATGATTACTATAGCGGAGATATTAAAATTTTAGATAACGGAACTAAAGTTTTATATAGTGGTAACTATCGTGACGGAAGTAATAATGTACGCCGAGACTTGAGAATTGCAACATTAAACACACCATATGAAATTGCATCCTCTACTACTGCTACTGGTATACTAGAAATCGAAAATCTTCCAAATTTTCCAATGTTGAACTATGTAGCAAAAGATCACTGGATAAGCAATGACGGAATGACACTTTACTTAATGTTTAGCAATTATGCAGTTTCAACATCATATTGGTATAGATCAATTTATAAATTTTCGCTATCGAGTGCTTGGGATATTACTACAGTTACAACATGGAATCCTACTCAGCAGTTTACTCTTACTGATTCTACTGCTTCAGAAGAAGCCGCTGGGATGGGTTCATCAAATCATTTTCCTATCAATTTTTGGTTTAATAATGATGGATCAAAATTATTTGTAACTACAGGATATGCAAACCAAAACCAAGATTATCACTTATTAGAATATCCGTTGAGCAGTGCATACGATTTGACATCAGCAGGAACACGTTCATGGCACAGATTTACCGACCCAGGGCCTGTTCATCAACTACAAGGAGGAATTCAATTCCAGCCGGGTAGAGTAGAGTTCAACGATGATGGAACAAAATTGTATGGTGTATTTACTAGTGCTGGATTTATAGTAGGAATTACATCCTGGACATTAGAAACAGCATGGGATATTAGTACATTAACCAAAGATGCATGGGAACAAGATATTAGTGATTCATATACCGACGATAATGGAAATGTACTAGGAGGATCTACTCGAGGTACATTCCCGACAGCATTTGCAAATGATAATTTTTACATTGTAGACATTTTCTACAGCAATGCGCAAGGATTAGATACTAATGCAATATATCGATGGGATGTTTCGAATATTGATTACACATACAGTGGAAACCGTGTGTTATACGAATACTCAATTACAAACGATACACAATCTAACACAATAGATGAAGGAGAATCGGTTGTCTTTACAATTTCAGCGCCTGATATTCCAGATGGTTCAACAGTATATTGGGAAGTCGATCCTTACTCATTTACAGAAATAGATGATTTTGACGAAGCAACCCGTAGCGGCACTGCTACATTTACAAACGGAACTACAACGGTTACAGTTAATGTATTAAATGACATACTCGACGAAACCAACGAAAATGAAAGATTTAATCTCAGAGTTGCAAGAAATGAAAATGTTGGAACATGGTCAGCATTGGTGCAATCTAATTTAATTTCTATAGGAGAAGTTCCTTGGATTAGTTTAGATCATACAATACAAACAGCAGGGCTGGCGTCAAATGATACACTAGGAGCAATCAAAATAGATAATGGAATGAATAGTACATATACTGTTATTGCTTCTTCTCTTGTAGACGACGGATCAAATACAAGTTCGGGGGAAGTTTATCTGTATAATAATAGTACCGGTGCACTAGAAAGAACATTTACAAATCCAAATGCTTATGGCACAACCACTGGTGATAATTTTGGTTATGCAGTTGGTTTATCTGATAGTTATTTAATTGCAGGTGCTTGGCAGGAAGATTCAGCAGGCGGCTCCGGATCAGGTAAAGCATATGTCTTTAATTTAAGTGATGGTTCTCTGAAATACACGTTAGACAATCCAAATGCATACGGAACAGAAGTACAAGACTTTTTTGGACATTCAGTTGCTATATCAAATGATTATGCTATCGTTGGTGCCTATTATGAAGATGCAGGAGAATTTGCCCAATCATCAGGTGCAGTTTATGTATTTGACATGAGCGACGGTTCGCTTGCACATACCTTTACTAATCCAGATACAGAGCCTGGCACAGAAGATTGGTTTGGTTTCTCTGTTACTATAAATGAAAACTATTTTGCTGTTGGAGCGCCACACGAATCATTTGATACTTCAGCAGTAAATTACGGAGGTAAAGTGTATCTTTACAGAAAAACGTCCAGTGGCTGGGTTTCTTATTTAACAGTCGATAATCCCGGATCGTCTGGAGCAAGTTATCATCAACAAGACCAATTCGGCTGGGATGTTGCATTAACAAACAAACATCTAGTTGTAGGTGCTAATGGGGCAACTTCAGTTGACGATAGCGGCACAAATTACTATTCTGGCAGAGTTGATGTATTTAATCTACGTGATGCTGCTCATCTTTACTCTATAAATAATCGTGCCTTTGGTGGTATGTCTGATTACTTTGGAGATAATGTAGATGGGTCTGATAATTTCTTAATTATAGGTGCAAGAGATTTAGACGGTACCGACAACGGCGGTGCTTACATTTACAATATTAATAGCGGTAGTTACATGACAACCTTAGGTAATCCAAACACATACAGTGGACCAGATGGTGATAGGTTTGGAAGTACAGTTGCTATTCTAGATGATGGATCTGCGGCAGTAAGTGCAAAAAATGAAGATACTGCATCAACTACTGATAGTGGAGCACTGTACATTTATAGTTCTGTTTATCCAGGACCAACTGGAGTATACACATATAAAGGCATAGGTGATCGTGGACTTATTTGGGGCGGCACAAATTCTACATACAATTATAAAATACAATATTTTGATATAACAACATTAGGAGATGCTGCTGATTTCGGAACAAGATACAGCGGCGGCGGATATGCCGCTGCCATGTCAAACAGTGTTCGTGGTATATGGGCAGGCGGATCATCACAGGAAAATCCATCACAAGGCGGTGAGAATAATTCTATGCATTGGGTTACTACTGCTACATTAAGTAATGCATATTTATGGTCAACAGCACTATCGTCTACTGCATGGAGTGCAGGTGTATCAGATGGTGATAGAGGTGTATTTTTTGGTGGAACTGAGAGTTCTGCTGATGCTTCAACTTTTATGAATTACATTTCAATGTCAGTTGCATCTTACCAAGCAATTGATTTTGGAGATCTTGCACTTGCAGCAGGAGAAGTTGGTGGTGCAGGTCACGCAACATACGGAATTAAAGCAGGCGGATTTTATGATGATATTAACAAATATCGCCGAGTACAAATGGAAAAATTTACTATCCAGACTACTTCAAGTTCAGCATACTTAGGAGACTTAACACAAGCCCGAAGAAAACTAACAGGCACAAGTAACGGAACACGAGGATTGTTTGCAGGTGGCATTGACTTTGGTAGATTAAACACAATCGATTACTTAACAATTGCCACAGATACTAGTGCAACTGACTTTGGAGATTTAGCAGATAATACACAAGGCGTATCTGCATGTTCAAATGAAACAAGAGCAGTGTTCGGAGGCGGCATAGGTGATGCAGGTAACATTTCTACTTTACAATACGTAAGTTATGATACACCAGGTAATACTTCTGCGTTTGGTAGTTTAGTAGCAGGCACAAACAACGAAGGTGGATCAGGTTTATCAGGTGCGTCGGCATAACAAATAAATACATATAGATAGGATTATAGATGGCCACTGGTAACACTAAAATAACTGCAGTACCGTATTTTTACGATAGACAATTACGCAGATATATTCAGCAATTTATTAGAATCTTTGCTGGATTTCAAATTGCTATGAGTACAGATCAAAACGGCAATACCAAGTTTCAAACTGTTCCTGTACGCTACGGTGATGTAAATCGCATGGCTGCACACATTGTAAAAGAAAACAGTGAAAACATGCTTAACAGTGTTCCGTTTATTAGTTGCTATGTTACTGGACTAGAACTTGCTCCACAAAATAGAACATATCCGCAGTTTGAAGAAAATGTACCTGTGTACGAAAAAAAGTATAACGAAGAAACAAGTAACTATGAAAACGAAATAGGTAATGTGTATACTATCAAAAGACACCAGCCTGTTCCATACATACTTACAATGCAGTGTGATTTGTGGACAAGTAATACAGAACAAAAACTACAACTACTAGAACAAATACTTGTACTGTTTAATCCAACACTTAATATTCACACAACAAACAATCCACTAGATTGGAGTAGTTTAAGTTATGTAGAATTGTTAAGTAGTACTTGGAGCATACGTAGTATACCTGGCGGCGTGGACGATATCATTGACATTAGTAGTTTAACATTTGAAATGCCAGTACTAATTAACCCTCCTGCAAAAGTTATGCGTAACACAGTTATCCATACTATTATTGATAACATAGATGAAGTTACAGATCAAGACTTAGATAGTTTACGTGCTGGAGGAAGTTACACTCCAATCTTTACAAGTTATGCAGTTGTTACACTTGAAAACTTTAAAATGAAATTTGAAGTAGATGATAGCGGAAATGCTACTGCTAGCCTAAGACATAGAAATACTAGCAATACAGACGACAACGGCGGTATATTAGATTGGCAACAAGAATTACTTCCATACGGTGAATTACGTGACGGTATTACACAAATCAGATTAAAACAAACTGCTGATCCAGGCGACACAAGTAAAGATATTATTGGAACTATTTACAAAACTACAGATCCAAATTTACTTAAAGTTGTGTTAGATACAGATACACTACCTGCAAATACAGAAGATGCAGTCGATGCAGTAATTGATCCTACTTTCAACTATCCAGGCGATGGTACACTAACTGCCGCTGCAAACGGAGATAGATATTTGCTACTAGCAGATATTCCAAGCGGCACAGGTGCAAGTGGTTGGGCAAATAGTACAGCCAAAGCAAATGATATTATACAGTACGACAGTGCAACAGGACAATGGAACATAACATTCGATAGTGACGTTGTAACATCTGAACAATTTACAACAAACATAACGACCCAGGACAAACTAAAATGGACAGGAACACAATGGGTTAATGCGTTCGAAGGAACTTACAACCCAGGGTACTGGCGAATTTACTTATGATAACAGCAAGCGGTTGCTGCTTTTTAGCACTTAACACAGGACGCATAATGCTACAACAACGTAGCAAATCTGTTTCACATCCTCTTACGTGGAGTTTTTGGGGAGGTAAAAGTGAACACAATGAACGCCCAGTTGAAACACTATTACGTGAATGTGAAGAAGAAATGGGTAAACTTCCTAGTTTAGAAAAAGTTTATCCTATACATACATTTTTAAGTGAAGATAAAAAGTTTACATATCACACATATGTTATTACTGTGTACGAAGAATTTATTCCAAATACAAACGGAGAAAGTGCAGGATACGCCTGGGTCGAACTAAATGGTTGGCCAAAGCCACTACACAGAGGTGCACGTGTTGTATTAGAAAAACCAGATATGATTGACAAGATTAAAACTATTTGGGATAATGCAAAAGATTCAGAAGACTTATCAAATTGGTTAGATAGTTTTTAGAAACTGCTATCAATTGCAGAACGTATCCAAGTATCAGTAGCAACACAAATATAAACATATGCAGCATCATATGCTACTTGTCCTTTTGTACCTGTATCAGTACTACTACTAGGCACAGTTGTTGTAACACTTGCAACACTTCCTGTTCCAACAAAACTTCCAGTTATTTCTACATTACCTGTTTTAGTAACTTCAAACACAGGTGTGCCATTGTCTGTTATTTGTACACTGGTTACGTTTTGTTCTAGTTCTATGTTGAAACGGTTTGCTGTTCTATCATAAAACAGTTTCACATCATTTGCATTACCAAACTCTAGTGTTACGCTATCTGCAATTTGTTTTTTAGAAAATAATGTTGTATCAACAGGTGTAAAAGTAAATTGACCTTTATTTAATCCACTGCCTGCATAAGATAAATGTCCATTTGGATAATTTACACTGTCGGGTGCTTGTACACTTACTGTTAAGTCTCCGAATCCTAGTACACCGCCAGTTGCAGTACTTGCATTATCTGTTGCAGGTTGCCATTTGCCAGTGGTACCGTTATACTTCAATACTTGTCCGTTACCCGGAACAGTATTATCAACATTTGATAAATCATCTAAGTCTACTGGTACACTAGGTGTGTTTAACAAATCACTGTAGTCACCTGATCCTGCAACTGTTGAAAGTGTAGGTTTGTTTAATAAATCTCCGTAATCGCCACTGAGTGCAACTGCACTTAAACCGGCAACATGTGTGTTGAAACTGTTAGTTAATGTTGTTAGTCCAGACTGTGTTGCATAAGAACTTAGGTCTGGCGGTGTATAACTGAATACGCCAGTTGTGTTATCGTAAGTTAAATTTGCTGTGCCTACTGCATTTACTGTAACACTGAGATCAGTAAGTCCGAGTACATTAGTATTCACACTACTTGCAATGCCCGGAGCAAGCGGAACCCACACACTATTACTATACATATATAGATTTAAACTGTCGCTGTCGACCCATAAATCGCCTTCTTTCACTCCGCTAGTAGGAACAGTTGCACTTGTTACAATAGCAGTTGCTATACGTTTATCAGGGTCAACATTAGTTGGATCTACGATATAAGCCTCTGTTGATATGTTTATTGTTTCAACATTTATAGTAGTGGAGTCTAGTTCATTTACAATAAAATCTCCAACATTGCCACTAGCAACATCATTAGTAATAGTAGCATCTGGAATCATAGTAAACTTTTGTGTACTATCGTCCCATCCAAAGAATCCTGTTTTAGCACTAGTACCATCATGATATTCAAAAGCAACACCTCTGTCTTTATTATCGTCAACAGTAAGAGGAGTGCCATCGGCATTACCGCCAATAAACATAATAGGGTCAACAATACTAGTTGTTGTACTGTTTACAGTTGTTGTTGTACCCGAGACTGTTAAATCTCCAGATACAGTAACGTTACCACCAACTTGTAAATCACCACTAAATGTAGCGTCAATTGCATCTGTTATTATGCCATTAGCAATAGATAGTGTGCCATCTGTTACAGTACCACCCGTTATAGTGCCTGTCACAACAGCAGTTGCACCTGTTATATTACCGTTGCTGATTGTTAGTACACCGTCTGTAAATGCATTTGCAGTAATAGTATTGCTTGCTGTTATACCAATTGCACTCGTAATACTACCTGAACTAATAGTAAGAGTTCCATCTGTAATGGTACCACCATTTACATTTCCAGTTAAGTCTCCAGTAACATTGCCTGTAACATTTCCAGTTAAATTTCCAGTAACATCTCCTGTTAAGTTTCCTGCAAAAGTACTAGACAATATAGTTCCATCAAACGTTAAGTTAGCACTATCTTGTAATTCACCACTTGTGCCAACATATACAACACGTGTATCTGTTAAGTCTGTTACACTTGCACTTGCTAGTGTAGCCGATACAGTAACATCTAATGTGTTGCTTACTTCTACCTCTGCTACTGTAATTTTACTAGTATCAAATGCAGTACTGTCAAGTGTTGCACTTAATGCATTAGCAGTATAAAAGTAAATTGTATCTTCATCGGATCCAGTAGCAGTTTCATATTTAATGTAAGTATCTTTATCTAAATCGCTACCGTTTAAATCAGTCCAATTTGAACCATCTGATATTTCAATTCCACGTGTTGATGTATTATATCTTAATTGCCCGGGTACAGTAATGCCAGGACGCTGACTAGTATTACCAACTGGAATAACAAGAGAGCCTGTTCCTGTTATTGATAATACATTTGATGATGTGCTTATACCGTCTCTGCTATGATTTAAATTAATTGCCATTTTAAACTGTCGATCCGTATATTGTTCCATTATTAGTTAATGTATAAGTATTACCATTATCATCTATAGCAGGACCACCGACGCCTCCGTTGTTGCCACCTGATGCACCCCAGCCGCCTCCGCCGCCGCCCCAGCCATTACCACCAGGATTATCTGCACTGCCGCCGTTACCGCCAACATTGCCTACACTGTTAGCACCACCTGCGCCGCCTGTGCCTGGAAGTACACGGCCACCACCGCCACCGCCATGGTATCCTCCCCAAGTTGGTCGTGGATCAGCATCGTTACCGCCGCCGCCTCCGGCTCCACCACCGCTTGGTATTCCTCCTGCTGAAGGGCCGAGATTTCCGCTGCCGCCTGATTGTCCTAATGAACCGCCATTTTGAGTATAACCAGGTGTAAGTCCATCATATCGTCCTGCTCTCGATCCACTGCCACCGCCTGCTCCGCCGCCACCGGCTCCGCCGCCACCGCCGCCACCTCCGGCTATATATGATCCAGAATTATTAGTGATTGTAACTCCAGTTACTCCAGAATTAATTTTAATAGCAGGGCCGCCATTGATACTCTGAACGGCACCGCCACCGTCGCCACCACGGCCGATGATATTGCCAGCGTTGATAATAGTACAAGGAATGTCGATAGTCATTGCTGCTACAGTTGTATTATCTGACCAAACCCACCACCCGGACGAAATTTCAAGTGTCCCACCTGAACTGATATAGTCACTTACTATTATTTCTTTAAGAGAATTAAATCCATTGATTACAACAGGTGTTGCAACGCTATCCAAAGATACTTGATTTGTAGAACCGTAAAAATCAGAGAAACTAATTTCGCCTGAGGTAGGAATATTTGCATTTGATACAACATCAGGAACACGAGCGCCTGCTCGATAATGTGCATTTATTCTCCAAGTTCCAGAACCTTGGAATTCAGTTCTAATTTGTGATGCTGAAATAGATCCTGAACTTTGGAGTGTCATTATACCGTTCCGAACGCTGTGATATCACCTGTTACTGTTAAATTTCCACTAGCATCGATTTTCATTTTGTTAACACCTCCAGTAGCAAAATAAAGTGTTCCACCAGATTCTGTTATTGTCCAACCACCTAAACTAACAACAGTAGTTGAGACTTTTCCATCTAATGCAGTTTGTAAACCATCTACATTTGCAATAGTATGGTTATGCGAATCATCTGCAACTGTCGCAGTTAATGTCACATCCCCTGAACCATTTATAGAAACACTGCCTGTTACATCTCCATCTAGTGTTAATGTACGTGCTGTTGTCCATGCATCTGCGTTTGGATGATAACCATCATGAAACACTCTATTTGTTGCGCTACTACTATTAGACAACAATATATCAATATTACCGTTTGTGTCATCTGACATTTTAAACCATTGTTTGCCACCAGTAGGAGCCTGTAACCCACTAGTATCTTCAGGTTCAGTAATATAGAATGCTTCTCCTTCGGAAACTAATGCAACATCTATACCTGTGTCAGATGTATCATTTAAACTAATAGTCGGAGATGCAGTATTAATTGTTAAGTTGCCAGTCATTGTATCGCCTGCTTTACTTACTTTAGTTCCAATACTAGTAGCAGTTGTTGTTGCAAAATTAGCATCATCGCCTAGTGCTGCAGCAAGTTCATTAAGTGTATCCAATGTTGCTGGTGCAGAATCTACTAAATTAGAAACCGCTGTATCTACATAATTTTTAGTCGCAGCATCGTTTAAATTAACCGGATCTCCACTTAGTGTAAGTATACCAAGCATTGTATCGCCGGACTTATTTACTTTTGTATCATCGATTGTAATAGTTCCCATTACTTGCCAATTTCCGTTTTCGTAAACATCAAATTGATTTGTAGTAATATTGTAAATCATGTCTCCATTTGAAGGCGATGTAATACCATCACGTTGTGCTGTTGTTAATTGTGCTAAACGTAACGGAGTATCAACAACTGTAACTCTGTTTAATGCATCAAGTACTATGTTACCACCAGCAGAAATACGACTATCTCCTGCTCCACTTACGGTTAAACTGTTTACATCTAGATCTAAACTACCGTCGGTAAAATCGTCCAATACTGTTAATCTACCTGCTTTATCAGGAAGTATAATATCTCTATCTGCTGTTACACTTGTTGCTTGTAATTTAATTTCAAAATCGTCAGGTGCAGTGCCTTCAAATATTAACTTAGTTCCTTGACTAATCCATATATGATCCTGCGGATAAAGAGCAATGTCTGTATCACTTTTTATTTCTAAGTCAGTACCATTGCCGCCTGTTATACCATTTGGAAATCTTGTTTCATCTGCCATGTTTTTATCTCCGTATTACGTATATTTATTCTAAATAGTCATTAAAAAAACAGGCCCCAAAGAGCCTGTTTTTGTTTTTAAATAGTAACTAACTATTATGCAAATGCTAGTTGGTTAGTTGTAACCGCAATTTTGCTTAGGTAGTCAGCAGCATTACCAAGAGATGATGCTTGGTTTGATAGCTCAACGTAGCCGTAACGTGTCATGAATGATACTGTTGGCTCGAATGTTGCTGGATCTAGTACTGTGCCTGATGACATTAGTGGGATATATGGGCAATAGAACGCTGCTGCGTCTGTTTCTGTTGAACCTTTGTATCCTACTAGGATTGTGTCGTCTGCTGCATACTGGTTTACATATACACGCATTGTGCCGTTTAATGTACCAACGAATTTTGTGTTTGTTGGTGCTTCAAATGGGCCTTCTGTTGTACGTGCAAACGCTGATGTTGTTGCAGATTGTAGAACTGTTAGCATTGTTGGTGAAACAATTGCCCAGTTACCTGCGCCACGGCGTGTACGTGCTGCAATTAGGTTTGCGTTTTTGTTGATTAGAACTGCAAGTGCTGCATGTTCGTCACCTACGTATGTCGCTGTACCTGATACTGCTGATTGGTCATATGTGTCCGCTGCAGTACCTGCTAGTGAACTTAGAGAAGCAATAATCTCTTGGTCGATTTCTGCAGTAATCTCTTGTGCAAGTGCTTGCATGATTTCTGCTTCAACGTCTAGACCGTGCATTGACTGTGCGTCTTGCGCTGCTTCAAATGTCCAACGTGCTGATAGCTTACGTGTTTTCGCTTCAACAGTTTGCTTGAGTACTTGAATACTCATTTTGCGTCCTGCTTCACCTTCTAGTGCTGCAGTTGCATCTGCTGTTGCTGATGTTGCGTTACCTGAGTAACCTGTTGCGATTGCGAATGGGCTTAGT